AACTTGCAGGCAGTGATTTGAGCAGAATGTTTGAGACTTGCTCAGGAATGAGCGACTGCACGTCAGTGCGGCTCATTATGCTGTTGAAAGGCATTCGTTAATCCTCCACTAGAGGGTACTATTGACGACCAGCAGCAGCGCGAATTATGGAATTCATATCAGCGCCTACGACGCCGTTCCCGCCCTTGCCGCCATCGGCTGAACCAACTCCAACGGGACGGAAGAACTCACCGGCCTCTGATTTCGCCACGGCGAGCACGTCCTTAAAGTTCGTTACCTTGCCCTCGTCGTCAAATTCCAGATCGTCTTTGATGTACTTGAACAATCCGCGCACATTGCTCACCGTCAGGCTGTTGCGCTTGTCGGCAATGAACGATTCAAGCTGATCGCGCGCTTCGGCAATACGAAGTCGAGTCGCAAGGTCATCGCGTTCCTTCGCCACTGTCTCGACGGTCGGCTTGGCATCTTTCCCGGTATCTTTGTCATCGGGATCGATACCGCGCTTGATCAGCGCCTGTCGCACTGCTTTATCAATGCGCTTCTGGACGATCTTGTTGACTTGATCCTGCGAGAATTGCTTATCCTCGGCGGGATCGTCGTCAACCTTCGTCTGCTGTTGCGACTTCTGCTGGGATTGCTGTTTACCCTCAGTAGTGGATTGTGCGGTCTGAGTGTCCGCGCCTGTCTTCGAGTCGTCCGCTGTTTGACCGCCAGCGTTGGCGTCTTTGTTCTGCGACTCGTCGGCAGTGGAGGTGTTGTCGTCCGGCATTCGTTCCTTTCAAAAGAGAAGCCCGCCGAATCAGGGAGTACAAAGACTCACTCAAACGACGGGCTTACAAGGAGAAGCACTTGAAGATGTCAACTACGGTGGCGCTGGCTTAGGCGCAGACACCGTTGTTGGTGGACACTGTACCATTTCGCGCTCCGTAAGTGTCAAGAACTTTTCAAGCCAGTATAGCGAAATCACGCCGCGATGGACTTTTCCGTGGTGGCGGGTCTCGATCACTAGGACACCGTTACGGATATTTCCAACAGAGAGCTTGCAGTTGGGATCATCACAAGGGATTGGGATCATTGTCAGTTAGTAGGGCTGAAATGCCTCTGCGCGACTTAAGGATGTGGGCGTTCCAACACTATATCCCTCCGTTGTCTGCCACACCGCATCAACCAGCAACCGCGCAAGGATGAGCGCTTCGTCGGGACGCAGGGCGAGCATGTAATCCTTGTCATCGGTACGTACCATCGCGATCACGTCGCACTCCGGCAGCGATAAACGTCGCTGATCGTCGGCGTCAAGCAATCGAGTACTGAATGCCTTGCCGTTAGCGAAGTTGTAGCGGTTGAGTTCTTTCATTTACTTTTCTTCAAATGTCGCCGCCGTTGTGCCGTTGCCCGATTATCACGAGTGGCCCGCATCCCAATCTTACCCTTACGAAGTCTGAAATCAACAAGGTGGACTAAGCCGCAGTCGCAGCAGGTCAGTTTATGTCGCCGTTCGGTATCGAACCATTCTCCGTTTCCGCGTTGAATATACGAGCCGCGAACTTTCAGCGCTTCTTCCCTCCGCGTTTCTTCGCGCCTTTCACCTTACCGGAATTCACCGACGCGTAGAAGACTTGTTCACCCTTCTTCTTTCCGTAAGTGGACTGCATCTTTTTCTTGATCTTTGCACCCTTCTTACTTAACGGCATCGCCAGTCCTCCCTACTCTCAGTTGAGCGACCCTGTAACCACCGCACTCCGCTCCCGTGCCAGAAATTCCACGCAGCCAATCAATGCCCGCGCCACTGCCTTCGACGGTTCGGTCGAGGAATCCAATGGCGCATGAACCGCAACTACCTTGCCGTCCTCACACGTGTATGCGACTTCGATTGAGATGCTACCGGGAACGGACTCATTTATCGCGACGAATTGTTGGCGAGCGTTGCGTGGAACGAAGCGGAATACTGCGGAGTGTTTGATGCACCAGCTTAGAGCGTCTCCATAATTCATCATCGCAACCTCCGACGCGCACTAACTACGAACGCAACGACGTGGACTAGAATAACCAGCGGTAATAAGACTAATCCGAGGTAGTGGATGCACCATGCAATTGCGTCGCCGTAGTTCATTGCAGTACGGTTACCACCTTTCCGTCAACCGTAATTCTTAGTTGGTCTCGCTGTTCGTAGCAGTCAGCACAAAGACTAACCATCGCACCGCGCCGTTGAAGTCGCGCCACGATCAATGCTCCTACCTGAACATGGTCACATAAACAGCGTGGCAAGATTGCGTCACTGATTCGCGGTTGTCGAAACGGGTCGCCAATTCTGCGTTCGTCTCTCATTGTACCGCCTCCAGCACTTCATTCTTCTCAACTGAGAGCTTCCTATTAATAAACGCCCGGTATGGCAATGCGCCTGCCGTCTGCATGTCCGCCGATAAACAAGTACGTCATTGCAATACCTCCGCATCTCCGTTCACTTGTCCCTTTGCCACGACTCCCGCCTTCATCGCAAACTGCTCACGTTGGCGTTCAATCTCTTCCTTCGCCTCCTGCTCGGCGAGTTTCGACATCTCTTTGATCTGCTGCTCAGTATAACCCAACTCCCGCCACAGCACCTCAGTCGGCACCTTCAACTCGCGATGCTTGGTGGCGGCGCGTTCTACTTCGCCTGTCTCGTCTCGCGTCTGCGTGTTGGCCCACTTCGGCTCCGGTTCATGCTCGCCCTTGCCGCTGACGATCAGCGCAAATCGCATCGCGTCCGCCCAGACTCCGCCCCAGGCGTCCATTTTATCCTGTACCTTTGCCATGAGAGGGGATTCGGCTACGCGTAGACTCTCTCCGCTGGGAGGAGTTCCGTGCAATTGGAAGAAGTGCAGCGGCGTGCGCGAGACGAGGGCGATGTCTTTTTTGAATCCCTCTTTGATATCGATATACTTGGAGATGTCGGCCTGGGCGAAAGTACCGAATGCCGCTTTCTCGCTGGTGCTACCCCAGAGACCGCCTGCGACAATGCCATAGCGCTGCTTGATCTGCTCCGTAGTCATTCCTTCCGCTTCGTCTAGCCCCGTGGCCCACCGCTGCGGAAATCCATAGAACTCACTCGCAACCAGCATATCCGCAATTGACTTGTTGAGCGCGTCCTGTACCGGAATCGCCTCGCGCAACTCACTTATCCCTAGACATCCTATGCCTGTACGGTTGCCGAAGTGGAAGACGGGAACTTTGTCGTAAGAGTTAGGGAGGGGCCACGGTTCGCCTTGGACTTGTAGAGGAATGAACGTTGAGGCGCGATCCGGCAATACGCCTTGCACTTTCTCACGCGTAACGTACTTCTCCAACCTGTCGCGAAAGTAGAGCGTGAGATAGCATCGCTTGTCCTTCTCATACGCCTTCGCCGCGCGGATAATATAACCCGGTTGCTCATCGTCATATTCGGTGACTATCGCGCTGCCGCGGTTCGGGTAGAAGGTTGCAACGCCTTCCCTGTCCGGCCAGACGATGAGATATGAGTCGCCGTCGATTAGTGCGTCGAGGTGGACTTCGTTTGCTCTCACAGTGAGACGATTGCGACGCCATACCTCGTCGAGAGACTTTTGCAGGGCGGGTTGCTGCGACGCGTCGTTATTACTATCACCGCTATCACTCGCTCCGGTCGCCGTAAACCCTTCCAGCTTCAGCCGATCCTTCACCGTCTCCGCTACGGTCGGCATGAGGTTGTTGGTAAACTTACGCAGGAGCTTGCCGAACGCTTCGTTCATCTTCTTGGAAGCGAAGGCGAGATCGTGATTACCGTCATAATAGTTGCGCGCGTGAGTATACGCAGTTGAGAGTGCGATGAAGCGGTCGAGCGCCCATTGGATATCGGAGAGCTGTGCGCTGTTGAGAGTGCCCGCAGTTGAGAGTGATTGCTCAGGCGTCATAGTCAACTTGCTCGCAAGATTGTCGCCGCAAATAATCCAGTAAACCGAACATGGCTTTCATTGTCGAGCAGCACTGATACGGTAAACGGTTCATTCTCAACGCGTACGCCGATCACTCGTTTG